AGCCATTAACAAATCACAAGAATTGTAATATTCTTTGTTATATAGGGGATATGGTAAAGAATCCCATATATTTAAATAAAAAATAGGAATTTGCGATCTAATTTCTCGTTCATGTATCCATAACCATTCCCAATATCTAGGATCAGTAAATAATAAAATAGCATCTGGTTTCTCAATAGAGATTAATTCTCTAATTTTTTCAATAGTACCATATCCAGATGAAGGGTACAAAGTTACATTAGCATCTTCTATACCATTAAATTTATTAGAATCAGCACTTAAATCAAATCGCTTTCCTTCATCTGGGTTATTTATTGTTGCCCCTAAATTTACCCAATTGAAATGATGACATGTCCCTAAAACTATCTCTCGGGCCATTGTTGCTATTCCGCTTGTTGTTCTAATTTTTAGATGTCGTCACAGAGAAGAAGGATTTTTTTCCTTTTACTCTTCTCAATGTGACGACATTCAGGTGTTTGTTTGTTCATATTGCTTTATTTAAAATATTTTTTATATTTTGGTTATATTTTATTCTTATTAATTTAATATTATTTTTTAAACAATATTCATCTTTAATTTTATCATTATTTTGAATATACAAAAATGTTCTTTCTCCTCCAAATTTTTCTATAGGTTTGTAATGTTGTTCTCCATCAAATTCTATATATATTTTATATATAGGTAAATAAAAATCAAAAGGTAGTTTTCTTATATTTATACAATCACTAAAAACATATTGATGGATATAACTAATATTATTTTGTTTTAAATATTCTATTATGTTGTTTTCTCCTTTTGATATTTTACATTTAGGACATCCCTGTTTTTGTTTTAAATGTCCTTTAGATGACTGTAGAAATAATCCATGTTTTTACATATAATTTTAAGCTTACTTACCATATTAAAGTAAATCGAGTTAGAATAATCATATTTATCTCCATGGATGTTCTTAGCTCTTAATATAAATTCATTTTTATCATTAACCAAACTACCCCACCCAGAACATATTTTACATCCAAAACCATTTAAACGATCATTGGGTTTTTGCCAAAATGTATGGTTTCTATTACATATAATCTCCACAGGAGTTTTGACATTTATATATTCTGTTAGAGAATAGTCATATTTATCTCCATGTTTTTTATTGCATCTTTTATAAAATCTAATGTATTTTTTCTCTTCATATTCTTGAATTTTTAGAATGGTTTTATTCTAATATCATCAGTAAATATGAATAAATAATTAAATACTACCGCTTAATACCAAATCATTATGGTTGTGTATTTGTTTACGAAACGCGTCATCATTGATATAAAGATGCATTGCTCGGTTTGTTAATTTTTGTAAATTAAATTTATTTTTAATACTTGCGACTTTAAAGTCATCGAATAATTCTTCATGTACTTTTACACTTGTAAGAATCAATTTGTCATTTTTACTTGCCATAATTTATATTTTATATTTTATATATATATAAATATATGTATTTTTATAAAAACTAAGATTTAACACAAAGAGAAGTGTTATTAAATTGACACCATTTACATAAAGATGATGTTTTCTTTTCGAATTCTTTATCTAATGGCTTAGCATTATTGTCAAAACAATCTTCTATAAAAGAACGAAGAGAATCTATAGCCAATGAACGTTTTCTAGTTCCAGATGCCGGTGAAAATGTTTGTATGCGTGAAATTGGAAAATCACTTTTTTTAGGGATTTTTCGTTTTACTATAAAGAATTCTACCTCAATTTTAGAAACATCCCAATTAAATAACTTGCTAACATATTCTTTGTAAAAGAGTACTTGGGATACCTTAGCTTCATCTTTTTTTTCTTTATCTCCCCAACCTCGAGTTGATGTTTTTATATCATAAATGTATAAAGTATCTGTATCCTCATTATACATTATAACATCAATAAATCCTTTATATTTTACATTAGGATAATCTTCATGCGGTGAATAAGATAATGGAAATTCTATACCAACCAAATGTGTTTTTGTTGTTGAAAAATATTTAGTTCTTCTATTCTTAAAAAATTCTACAATATTGGATCCATCTTCAAAAAATTCTTCCATTTCTTCTTTATTTGAAAAATGAACGTTTTTATTGGTGATATATCCTTTTTTGTATTCCTCTTTTAAATTATTTTCTAATAATTGAATTAAATCTTCATTATCAGCAACAATTCCACCTTTATCATATAATACTGTTAAATAATGTTGTAATGTAGTATGAATTGCCGTACCAAAAATCAAATGTATATTAGGTGGATTCTTTAATTTATCAACATTTTGTAATTTCCATTTATGTGGGCATTGTTTCCATGTAGAAAATTGAGAATATGATACTATTTTATCAGTATCCCAATTTATTTCTTCAGCTTTATGTTCAAGTAGTGGTTTTAGATGACTTGGTAGTTTTGTCATTATCTAATAATTTATTAATTTCATCATCATTTATACCTCTACTGATTAAGATAGATTTTATTTCATTTTTGCTTAATATACCAATATATTGCTTTATTTCTCTTGTAGAAAGTTTAAAATGTTCAGCTAAAACAAGCAATAAATCATTATTTGTTTTTTGTTTACTCGTTTTGATATATTTAGCGAATATTTTCTGGTTAGGTAAATATTCACAATAAATAACATATATCTGTTCTGGAGTTAAAGCCCAAAATTTTTGTAAATAATTAGCCAATTCAATATATGGTTCATGCATCGATATAATTTTATTCAGCATGAATTTATTAAATGTCTCTTTATCTTCATCACTAAAACTATACCAAGGATCCTTGATATATGTTACTTGTTTCATCCAATCCCATATAGAAAGAGCCATATTTATTTATCTTTAGGCATAAATTCTTCATTAACATTCCCACATTTAGAACATGTAAAAACAGGAATTGGCATGAGGGCATCCTGAGCTGTCCCTGTTACAAATCTAGATATTTTTCGTAACAAAACACCTTCAATAAAGACATTATGTTCACAAGTCGAACAATTTATTGGTGTAGTATCTTTTAAAGATACATTCATATTTAATTCTGTTTGATTCATTTTATTTAATTTTTAGTATTTGTGAAATAAAAGCCATAAAATTCAATTCTCTATCAGCGATAGAGTTATTCTGCCACATGTATTGTGCACCGTGTATAGCAATATCCGCATGGGATGTACTAAATTCTGAAGCACGCTCATACAATCCTGTATATAAAGGAATAAAATCATTTACATCTGAATCAACTATTTTTTGACGAATGTCAACCCAAGCCGTTTTTGGTTTTGATTTTAATATAACAATAGTATCATTTAATACATCATTTATATTAACAATTAATGTTTTAACATCCAATGTGTTTTTATCGTCAATACATTGTTGTGTAACATTTATTATCTTTCTAATATCAGGGTAATATGAACGTACTATACTTGCTAATTCGGGTAATTGAAAATTAATATCTTCATTTTCTAATATATCAGCAACATGTTTTGCCACTTCTCCCTTTGTAGGAGGTTCAATATGAAAAGCCTGACATCTACTTATTAAAGGTTCAATTATACGTTCCGCATAATTTGCAGTTAATATGAATCTGGTTTTAGCGGAGTAAGTTTCCATAACATTACGTAAAGCAGCTTGTGCTTGAGATGTCATAAAATCACAATTGTGAGTAAGAATATTACCTTTACTTCCTATAAAAAAATTATGATTTTGTTCAACAGTTAAATCATATACTCTATGAGTTGTTTCTGTTTTCTTTATTGATTTGATTTTTAATATGTCCATCTATTCCTTTGTAAACTTTAATATAAAATTGTGCATTTCTTTCATCTTTATTATCGTTTTGGTTTATATAATTTATGAGATTATTTTCATTTACCCATATAAATTTATAACCATTATTATTACTCCATTCAATACCCGCATCCATTTTGATTTGTTGTTTTACAAAATTTCTTCTAGGTTTAAGTTCATATATTATTTTATTAATATCATCTATAAAATCAGGAATATATATTCCCTTTTGTCTTTCATTTTTATAATAAGGTATTTTTAAAGTTTCATATTTTAATTTATTATTAGAAATAAAAAATACAACTTCCCAACTACTTCTAAAGTTATAAACTTTACCATCAATATAACATAAATTTGAATTATATTTATGATAATTTTTTTGAGGATTAAATTTTCCTTCTAATATATTTTTTATTTGAGATTCCGATGATTTTTTATTAGTTGTTTTTCTCTCTTCATCAGTTTGATTTTGTTTCCATTTGGTGGTACTAATTTTGTTATTTTCTCCTATTTTCTTCTTATAAATTTTACCTTCTTCTGTTTCTAACCATTTTTTTCTTTTTAAAGAACGTGATATGTTATTTTCAATACTATATTTACTCCCTTTAATATTGGACCAAATTTTTTCTTTATAATGTGTTTCACACCAATTAGGTAAATTACATAAACTTCTATCTAATGTTAATATAAAATCTTTTGTAATTTCACAACCACAATGATTACACTTATTATTATTTAATATAATCTTTCTGAAATAGAAGTTAAATAATTTTCTAGAAATTGGGTTTAATTTTCTATTTACTAAACTAATGAATTTGTTCTGTTCATTATATATAATATTATTAAAAGGTGTAATAAAATTGTCTTTTTTTAAAGCTTGTACCCAATCAATGATAAATTTTTCATCATATGAATATTTTTGAGACCAATATTTTCCTATATTTTCTGTTTTTTCAGATTTTCCCATTATTTATTTTATTATAAATATATGACCTGGGCATTAAATATTAGGAGGTTGGATTATGGGATTAAAAATACACATATGTTTTTCTAGTTCAGTTGTTTTAATTACTTTTATATTTCCTTTACCATCAGGTACATACCATTTATGTTTAGGAGTACAAATAATAACTTCATTATTTTCAAACTCTATTTCATATGTTTCTCTTTCCCCTTTATCAAATAATTCAAAAGGTTTCCATTCTATTTTGTTAGAATCAACATTAAATGATTTTACCAAATCATTTTTATCATCTAAATCTTTAATAGATATATGTTTTATTTCTCCTTTTCGTAAAACTGTAACTAGTGTATTTTCTTCTAAACATTCATCTAATATAATAACCTTAATTGGGTTGAAACTACTTACGGAAGCAAAATCAACAATTTTATCTCTAATAGTATCTATACCTCGTTCATCAGACGCATTAATATACATCATATCACATTTGATATTTTTTGTAATTAATTTAGCCAGAGTTGTTTTTCCGGTACCGGGTTTTCCAAAAAATAATAGATGGGGAATATCATTGTTTCCTATACATTTGGAGATGAAGGCTTTTATACCTTCATTCCCAACGTAATCTTCTAATTTTTCAGGTCTATATTTTTCACAAAAAAGTGAATTATTTATTCCTTTCATAACTTGATTTAATAATTATCCTACAGGATATTGGTCGTTATTTTTGTCTTTTTTAACTTCTTCATATATAACACATTCCGTTAATAGAATAGTTCCTGCTACTGATGATGCATTTAACAATGCCGATTTAACTACTTTCATAGGATCTATAATCCCAGCAACGAACATATCTGTTACAGTTTCTGTTTTTATATCATAACCAAATGTACAACCATTTTCTAAATCTTCCTCTCTAGCTTTACGAAGAGAAAATATAATTTCATTTGTGTTTTCTATTCCAGCATTTGATAAAATTTTCAAAAATGGAGCACCACAAGCGGCATATACTATACGTTTTCCTAAATTGAAATCACTACTATCTTCTTTATTCTGTGTGATGCTTTCTCTAGCTTCTAATAAAGCAATACCACCCCCAGGAAGTAAACCTTCTTCTAATGCTGCTTTCGTAGCTTGTAAAGCATCGTCAATACGATCTTTTTTCTCTTTGATTTCAGTTTCAGTAGCACCACCAACGTTAATAACAGCAACCCCACCTACTAATTTTCCTAAACGTTCTTGTAAGTGTTCTTTTTCAAAAGCAGATGATGATTTAGCAATTTGTTCTTTTAATTCATTTACTCTATCTGCTACTTCTTGTTCTTCACCTTTACCATCAACTATAGTTGTTGTATCTTTGGTTACTGTTACAACACGAGAAGTACCGAACCATTCAGAGTTAAATGAACTCAGTTTCATCCCTTTTTCAGGTGATACTACAGTTCCCCCGGTTACAGTTGCTATGTCTTCTAAAACAGCTGTACGTCTATCACCAAAATCTGGAGCTTTAACAGCCGCTACCTTTAACATACCTCTCATTTTGTTTACTATCAATGTAGATAAAGCTTCACCATCGATGTCTTCAGCAATGATTAGTAATGAACTGTCTGTTTGAGATGCTCCTTCTAAAATAGGCAATAACTCTTTAACAGATACTATGTTTCCCTTATATATTAATATAACAGGGTTTTGTAAAACAGCTGACATTGAATTATTATCCGTTACAAAATACATAGATTTATAACCTCTATCAAATTGGATACCTTCAACAGTTTCTAAAGATGTTTCACCTGTCTTAGATTCTTCTACAGTAACAACACCATCTTGTCCTACCAATTCCATAGCTTCTGCTACTAATGTTCCCATTTCTTCATCATTATTAGCCGAAATAGTAGCTACTTGTCTAATTTGTTCTGGAGAACTGATATCACGCTTAATAGCTTTTAAACCTTCTATTATTTGATTAGTTCCAGCTTCAATACCTCTTTTAACTAAAACAACATTTGTGTTAGGTGTTATAGCTCCAAAAGATCTTTGAATTAATTCATTGGCTAATACAGTAGAAGTAGTAGTTCCATCCCCTGCTTTATCTGCTGTTTTTATAGATGCTTGTTTTACAATCTGAGCACCCATGTTTTCAATAGGATCTTCTAATTCTTTAAGTTCTTTAGCAACAGTAACTCCATCTTTAGTACTCCGAATACTCCCATATTCATCTTTGAATAATACATTTCTCCCATAAGGTCCTAGAGTAGAACCAACAGCGTCTGCCACTTGTTTTACACCAGATCCTAATTTTTCTTTTGCTTCTTGATTAAAGGCTGTTTTCATATTTATTTTTAATTATATTTGTGCTAAAACTTTATCTTCTGATAAAGCTATATATTCTTGTCCTTCCCATTCTATTTTTGTTATACCAATCTGTGGTAACAAAACTCTATCATTTATTTGGAATGACATTGGAATTCTGGCGTCACCAGCATCATTCCATCTTCCTGGGCCTACATCAATAACAGTACCAATTATCGCTTTTTCTTGTGTTAAATCAGGAATTATAAACTTCCCATGCATTTTTTCGCTTTTTTCGTCTGCTTTTACAATAATAGCATCCCATACGGCTTTAATCATATTATATAGTGTTAAATTATTTATTATATTTGTGCTTCTTCTATTTGTGCTTCTTCTATAACCTCACAAAAAAACATTTTGTTATCTTTTTTAAATGATTTGTGAGATAATGACATTTCATTCCATATATGAGCAAAGGGTTCGTATATTAAACTAGTCATACGTTTTATTAAAAACAACTCATCATTTACTTTTATCATTATAATCTTAATTCTGGTAAGTAATAAACAGTGTGTCCATTTTCAGCTGTTATAAATTCTAATTTTAGTAACCCTTCAGCACTTAAATACCCCTTGGCACTGGTGTAATCTCCCTTATTAGCATTTAATATTTCTTTTATGTAAGATGAGTTAAAGGGATGTGAACTTATTTTTAAAGCTTCATAATCAGCAAGACATGTAAATTCAATTTTATTGGCATGTGATGTAGGTTCACCCAAAACAAATTTTGCTTGTTTCCCACCATCTTCATGAGCATAACTTGATATTCTACAAATATCACGTGTGTTAGATCCTAAAGCATTTTTAGCTTTAATGAAACGTGTTATGAACTCAACATCTATATCAAATGTGATATCATACGTTGGTTCCGAAATACTAGGGGTTGCGGGAACAATATATGGGTCTGCTAAAGAATATTGTAAAGAGAAATTAGAATCTTCAATAAGCAATTTAGTCGGAATCTTATACTGTGATTCAACATTTAATAAAATATCTGTTTCTAATATGCTAAGCATTTTAAGTAAACCACTAGTATTGTATATTCCTACTGTGTTGTCTCCTATCTTAATACCACAATCTAAATGTCCTACTAAGTCTTGATTAGGTGACACAAAATCAATATGGAGTTTATCATTTGATATAATCCATTTTACGCTCTCAATAATACCACCTAAATAGTATTTTTCGATATTCGTTACTAAATCTAATTTTTTAATCATATTTAAATATAATAATAATTCTTGGGTTTTCCAAATTCTAAAAGTTGTTTATTTAAACGAAAAGAATTTATTTATTTTATTATTGAATATAGGTTTACCCCATTTTAAATCTTTATATAAACTTTCTAATTTATTAGTTAATATTGATTCAAATACTTGAGATTTATCTAAGTATTTCTCAACAAACTCAGTTATAAAAGGAGGATCATCATAACCATTGAAACCTATTACATCTATTCGATAAGGGTTATCTTTTAAATAAGCTATAAACATTTTATCACCAATAGATAAAACATTATGTTTTTTATCTAATTTTTTAAAACGCAACAAATCATTATAGAAAATAGCAGCTTTCGTATTAATAGGACATTTTAATCCTAAACGTGAAAATATTTCACCCGCTTTAGGAGGAGACGCAATGTAATCTTGTAAATTTTTTATTCCTGTTGGTTTTAATAATAAACGCCAATCAACAACATCAATACTATCTCTAAATTCCAATATTTTTTTATCTATGTTCGGTTTTTTAGCACCAAACATTATATCTTGTAAAAGTTGTTTACTAAATGTTCTAAAATATGGGGGGAAATTAGATTTCATCAAGTCTAATCCTTTAATATCTAATTCTTCTACAGGCACCCCTTCTTTATTTACAATATACATAGCATAACGTCGTTTACCAGCAAAATAACCTCGCTCTAATACTACTTCTTGTTTTAATTCAAAATAATGTGTTCGATCATGTAGATTAAATGCTTCTTGTGAAAAATTACCTATAAAGGTATTTGCTACTTCTTGTAATTCTGTTGCTATTTCTAAAACTAAAGGTATTACCTTTTCTTTATCATTTATATCTAAATCAGGATATCTATGTAATAATAAATCCTTTACATGAATAAACAATGAATCCGTATCACTTGTTATTATTCTATCTTTATCTTCCATATTTATTTTTTATACACCCATATAAAATTATTTGTTTTTTTCAATATTTTTCTACATACTTTAGATATGGAAGAAGCATTACTATTTGTTTGTTTTGATGCTTCTTTAATACTATGCCATTCTTTAATAAAATTTCCTTCTAAATCATATTGAATGATAGGTTTTTGATTATTTTCGGCTGCTTTTTTATGATTTCTATTTTTAGAAACTTTACATCCCATTCCTTCAGGTTTTGGAACTCCTAATCTGCATTGTTTCATTAATTCTCCAAACCCATATGGTTTTTTTTTACCTTTTAATGCTTTGCTTTTTCGTTGTTTTGTTATATCCGATTGTTTTTTTCCTAACATTGGTTTTTTGTCTTTTCTCCCTTCTTTAGATTCTTCAGAATGTTTTAAAGGACCACCACCACCTTTATTTTGATTAATCAAATCAAAACCCCATTGTCTAAATTGTTCAATCCAGTAGCATTCTATCAATTTTTTATCAATAGAATTAGTTATTTCTATATCTAATATTTCAATATCTATACCATATTTTTGCCTATGTTGGTTTACTCTAGTTTTTAAATTTTTAGTATATCCTACATAAAAAGGTATTTGATTTTTCTCTAAATAATATATATAAATCATATTTTATTTTATCATAAATATTACATTTACTATACAACGATTAAGTTTTTTTATTCCCACAACCTTTAAGTGTATTTTTTATTTCATTGTTTATATAATTATTCATATTTATTATACTTTCTTGTAAAAGTCTTTGTCCTGTAAGTGTTATTGCCTTTGATATAAATTTATGCCCATCTGTATACCTCCATCCGTTTATAGCATAACAACCATAAACATCGTTAAGTTTAATTTTGTAAGCATGTTGGCGTCTGTTATAAAAATCACCCATAATAGGATCTTTATCCACTTTAAACGCTTTTTTCATTAATACCTTATATTCACTCCTTTTATTAAACCAATCTGTCAATATATCACAAACAACGCTTGGTCTATCTTTTCTAAATAAAACACCCGGAGCTGAAATTGTCCAGTTTTCTTTTTCTATTAATTCCAATATTTTTCCTGCTTTAACAGTAGAACGAATAACAGATTTAGATGGTGTTAATCTTTCAATTTGTAATTCATATTCTGGATCTAGTTCTTTAAGTTCTTTAAGAGACCATTGATTATCATATTTATCTCTATTTACAATACGACCTATTAAAGTTTCAATACCTATATTCAATGAACGTATAATAGAAGGGTATAAAGATGTAAAATCCAAGTCAATAACCCATTCATACAAACCTGGGACTGGATCTTTTAAATAACCACCTGCATATTCTTCTTTGATATCCTGTAGAGAAGGATTATAAGTGGTAGGTTTGTTAGGAGAAACAATATTATTACGTTTTAAATATGTTAATATAGCTCCTTCATTTAATACAGTAGACATGTATATTTGTTCATAAGGAACATGACATAAATGGCAAACAGTAATAGTTAAATCAATAAATTTCAGTTTTTTTTCTAATTCAACAAGAATTTCAACATCTCGAATATTATAATCGATGAATTTATCAACATCATCAACAAACAGTTTATCTAAAGAACCCAAATATTCGATTTTGCCTAAATTTACGTACTTTTCACCAATATCACCTAATTTGTAAGATGGTTCTTGCGC